TATTTTTTTCAAGTTTGTCATACTATTTCTAAGTTTGAGAAATTTAGATAGCGTAAAATGAAAACGTAAAACTATAGAGAAAACTTTATATATAAGTTTAGACATATTATATATTAGTGATAAAATGAGTCAAACAAAAAGTCAAAAAATTCGTCTTGGGAGAAAAGAAAAAGTAGTATTGAATTTTTTGAGTCAGTTTCCTCAAGGAATATGGAAAGATGAATTAGTGAGACATTTCAGCTGGGCTAGTAAGTATGATGGAGTTGTCAATAAGAGGTTACAGAATTTAGAGAAAAAAGGTCTAATAATCATAAAAGCAGAAATTAATCCACAAAGCGGAAGAAGTAAGCAAAGAGTTTACTTAAAGCAATAATTTTTTTCTTTAAGCTTTTTCTTTTTTTTAGTTTTATTTTAGTTCTCTAATTAAATCTTCTATCTCATAAATAATATCTTCTATTTCTTTAATTTTTTCTTGTTCAAATTCATGTTCTTCATAATTTTCAATAAGTTTCATAATTTCTTCTAATTTTTCTTTTGCATTTTGTAATTCTTTTATTGCATCTTCAAGATCTGATATTATTTCATCATAATCTATCATTTCTTATCACTCTTTTATTCTTTTCCAAACTTTGCCAATTGTTATACTTATATCAATTGACATTACAGAAAACCAAATTTCAAAATTTAATAGTTTATTATCAATTTCTAAATAACCAGCAATTTTATTTTTATTTTTTGTATAAAGTATTATTCTCGGTTTTTCGTTAAAAATGAAAGCTTTATTTAGTAAATTTAAAATATCTTTTTCATTCATATTTTCAACTTTGTTTTTTATTTTTTCCATTTGTTCTAAAAATTTTTCACTCATGCTTTCACAATTGATGATGTACGTTATGACAAATAAAAATATTTTTATTTTTTCAAAATAAGGAACCGTAACATTTTGCTTTAAATTCACAATTTTTACATAAATAATTATTTGCTCCTGGTATAGTTTTATAATCTTGTGATTTCATAAATTCTTTAAATTTCTTAATCCATTCTATCGCTTTTTGTATATATTCATTTAATACTTTTTTATCTATTAAGAATTGTTTAACTTCTCTATTTAGCCTATTCAAATATATAATATAGATATTGTCAATTTTATAATTCTGTTGTTGTAATAAATAATAGTAAATTGAAACTTGGTAAAGATGATACTCCTTTATATTAAAGTAATTACTTGTAATAGTTTTTAACTCTATAAGATCGTTATTACAAATTAAGTCAATTCTTCCAGAAATTTTTATATTTTCAATTTCGCCTTTCACTTCAATTTCTGCTTTACAATTTAGTTTTTCTTCAAAATAATGTTCTACTTTTTCATGATATTGTTCTCCTAGGTCGAGGCTAATTTCATTTACGGCTTTCTCAAATTCAAATTTTCTACTAAAATAGCTTTTTCTAAAGCAAATTCCAATTTCGCTAGGAAATATTGTATCTTCTGGATATTTCATTTTGAAGCTTTGTTTTACAAATTCTTCATAATTTGTCATTTTTAACCACCTAAATTACTAAATCTCATTAAGTTTATTATTCTATTACAAATTTCTTCATTTTGTACTTTTCCAATTTGTAGATCTATATCTAGAGCTTGTAATATAATTTGAATATCGATACTTTGCTCTTGTCTTCTAGATTCCAAATTATTGCAATTTACATAATTATTAATGCTATTTATCTTCTGTTGAATTAATTCAATTAATGCTTTTAAAATTGATGGATATAATACTCTTGCATTTATAATTTTATCATAAGTTTTTTTAATTGCAATTTGAATAATATGAATTCTATCTAATATTGCAGATGAAAATATTTCATAATTTTGTAGATAATCTTCTATATCTGGATTTATTAATTTATTAATTGTATATGCATATGGATTTCCAGCGTAAATAATTGGAATACATTTTTGAATAGTAGCAGATTTTGATTCTGTCCCAGCACCTCTAGTCCAAATACAATTCTCAATTCCAGTGCTTAAAGTTGAATTTATAGTATTTAATTCTTTTGTTGAAAAACCATTTTTCCAATTCTGAATTTCATCAAAAATTAAGCCATTTGATAAAAATACAGCTCCATACATATTGTTTCGAGCATCATATACTAAATTGGCATAAGTTGGAGCTTCAGTATAATAACGGAAATTAAATACTTCTTGTAAAATCATAAAAGTTGTAGTTTTTCCAGTTCCTCTATTAGAAATTTCAATATAGTTAATTTGGCGTTTTGTTATTGGAGATTTGAAGAGCGGAAATAATCTCGGTAGGAAGAGGAAAATGTCATTTACATCCATTTTAGTCGGGTCATATCCAAAGCTTTGAAGTAGAAGAGCATATGTTTGATGTTCCTGATTTGCTAATTCAAATAATTCTTTTGCAATTTCATAATTGTTGGGTGGCTCAATTGAATAAATATCATAAATACGCCAACCTTCTATACCTTTTCTAATTTTGACAAACATGTAACTTGTAATTAAATTATAGAAATCTTCAGGATTATCAGCTATAAGATGTGGATCAAATTCGCCAGTAAATCCATTTTGAAATTTTGCTATTACTGAACCATCTTTTACTTTAAAACTTGTAATTTTCGAAATAAACTTAACTTCATCATTAAATAATAAATAGCTTTGAAAATATTGTTGATCAATTCCGCGTTTGTAAGCTTTAAGAATTTCAACTTTTTTTGAGTCTTCAATTTGTTTTCCAGATAAAATTATATTTAAAACTCTTTCTGTATCTCTTGGATTATAAAAAAAAGAATGAGATTTTATTTTTTCAAGAAGTTGATTTGAACTACTCATAAAAAAAATCGTAACTTATGACGTTTTAAAATTCATCTTCTACGTTTTTCTTTTCTCTTTTTTTCTCTTTCTTTTGCTCTTTTTGACTTTCTGTATCTTCTTCTAATTCTAATTCTTCTTCTCTTACACTGTTATTATTCCTTGGCGTAAATTTTACATATTCGTTTAATAAGTCAGCATATTTATTTAAGAATTCTGCAATTAATCTTAAATCTTCACTGTCATTTGCAGTTATTCCAAGTTGTTTCTTAAAATTATTCTGTGAATGTATGGTCATAGAATATCTTACTTTACTATCTTGCGGAATTGCATTTAATTGAACTACTAGTCTTTTTAGACCTTTGATTTTTAAAATTCTACTGGCTATTTTATTATTTTCTTTAGCTTGTTTACCTAATTCATCTATTACCTCTTTTAAGGAAGCCATTTTTTTCGCCTTATTTAAAACTTATAATATGACATATTTATATATTTATAAAAGTACAAGTCATGATATTTAGAAGTTAAAAAAGAGGAGAAAAAAATATTTAAATTAACTTAAAGAATATAGATCTTATTAATTTAGATATTTTCATGTTATATTTATTTGCTAATTCTTCAAGCTTTTGATAGTATAGTTCATCAATTGTGAAAAAAACACGCTCATCATAAATTTCGTTACTTTCAATTTCTTTGAATTCCCTTTGAGAATTTAGAATTCTGTCAATCTCTTGTTTTATTGTCTCTCTTTTCTCATAAAAAAGATTTTTATACTTTGATGGTATACGTAATTCGATATACTTATTTCTTTGCTTTTTCATAATTTTAGATATTTTAGAATACTATAAAAAGATGACATATACATTTAAATGTCAGGTTTTCAATTACATGTGTGAATTGTGAAAAAGTTTTCATTTATCATTTTCTTTACAATTATACATATTTTGTTACTATTGCTACTAATTATCGCTATAATGATACGACAAAAATCTATAAAAAATTTCGGCAATATATCTATAATCATGATAAAAATTCTCATTTATTTAGCGTAAAAGAGTATACAACTAAAATGCATGGTCTTCATTATCATGTTTTAGTTTTCACGAATAAACGACTTGATTATTCTAGAGTTCATGAAAAAATGCTAAAACATTCAGATATAAATATTCAATTAGTTCCAAAAACAAAAAGTGATATAAAAAAAGTTTTAACTTATATGTTAAAAAATCAAAAATAAATTATTTACTTTGTTGATTTTGGTTTTGTTCAGCTTTCTTTTGTGCTAGACTATTTACATCTCTAAGCGTATCCATATTCAATAATGAATTAACTCCAAGAGTTGTAGTGTCTTTTATACTTTCAATTGC